CACCTTTCTTACAATCTGTATTTATAATAATATCTTCACCTATAATTTCTTCAATTTTTAATCTTACATCATTTAAATTATTAAAATACCCCATAGTTTTAACGTTTGTATCACTGAAATAAACATACTGAATTTGAAACATCATATCATTCACAAAACATATAAATTTTTTTAAAACATTTTTCAAAAAATTATAAGGAAATTTTTTATATAAAATGAATATAATATAATGGAATTATTCATGAATTCAAGGAAAAATATGCAAGTGAGAAAGCAATTTGAAAGTGGAAATATTCCTGACAATGTTTTAGAATTTGCCGATTTTATAACATATAAAAGGGCTATGAATCAATTACCTCCTGAACCCGAACCAGAACCAGAACCTGAACCCGAATTTTGGGAACCTGAACCTGAGCCTGAGCCAGAGCCAGAGCCAGAGCCAGAGCCAGAACCTGAACCTGAACCTGTATCAGTTTCTTTGAATGAAACTATTGAAGAGCTTGATATTAGTCCATTAGAAAATGGAATCAATGTTATATCAGGAGTTTTTAATAATTTGAAAATAATAAGTTCAAATACACAAGAAATAAATATTTATAATCCCAATACAAAATACACAGTTCCATCAATAGGTTCAGAATATATTTTAAATAGTTCTGAGCAAATCGCAATCGCAATATTAAATAATAATGAAACATCCTCATTAACATACACGGGTGTCATAAATACAACAAAAACAGCACTTGATGGAAATTCTTATAATTTCTATGATGTTCCAGTAACTTTGACTGTTTTAAATTATTTCGAACCATTATCTATACAAGTAATTTATAATAATGAAGATATTCTAGGTCACAATTTATTGATTAATCCTGCACCACCAATATAAATTTCCTTATAAATTTTTGAAAAATGTTTTGATTTTTTTTATTTAATTTGTATAAAAGTATAAATGAAGAAAATTTCAAGTATTGACAATTTGAGAATTGACTATAACAATCATATTCAAAATATTTACACAAATTTGAAAATATTACATTCAAATTCTAATGTTTCCCTAACACACAAATTCTGTGAAATTTTCGGCGAAAGTTATTGCACACTTTTTGAAAACTTATGTAATAACATAAATTTAATAAATTATAAGCGTGTCCCTATTGTAGTGTATTATGAGGATTGTCAAGGGATAAAGGGATTTTGTGTGTTGAACGTCCATATTTACTGTGTAGAAATTCTATGGTTTTGTTCTTATGAAAAGAATAAAGGCTTTGGTACAACTTTTTGGAATTACATTGTTCATTTTGTAAAAACGATTGGGAAATGTGTAATATTAATTCATTCGACGGAGAATGCTCTTTTATTTTGGTTGAAGAGAGACAATGTAAAATACACGTTTAATCAATATGGAATTGTCGAAACTATGTGTAAACAGGTATGTAATGAAAATAACATAAAAATAGGAAACAACATTAATACCACTATTTACAAAAAAATTTACAAAAATAAAAAATTTCTTTGGGATTTTCGGAATAATGAATCAAAGTATGTAATTATAGATCTAAATTCCTAATTAAATAGAGAATAATTCAAAAGTCGTGATCTTCACAAAAATTTTCATTGAAAATATTGAGAAATCCAGTTAAGATATATCGTGTTCCATTGGTGATTTCTAAACCTTTGTGTGATTCTCTTCCAGAAAACAAAACACATGAACCTTTTGGAAGTCTCACTTTTCGATTTAATTTAGTAAAATATGTTCCTCCACCTGTATACTCATCGTTTAATGCTATAACAAAACTAAGTTCTGAACCATCTTTATGCTCCTCAAGTTTCTTTTGACCATTTACTGAATACTTTGCGACAAAAATCTCTTTAACTCCTATAACACTTTCATCTATATCAAATTTTTTTGAAAACTTTGGAATCATATTTTTGTATATTTTTGAAATAATCATATTGTAACATAACCACGAATTATCGAGTTCATTATCTGTGGTCGGATATTCCGAATGTCTATTTTTTTCCCACGAATTTTTTGAAGCATATCTTTTTGCCTCTTTGATTATTTTATCACATTCCTGTGATGATATAATATTAGGGATTATAATAATATCTCTTACACGTTTATCATCATCATAGAAATAATCACATTTATTTATCATTTCTTTTTTTGTCATGAAATTTTCCTTTGAACATTTAACATATGATATAAAAAGAATTAGTATAAATATTACAAATATTATAAATATTACCTTTTTCATACATATAATACATACATATTTTTCAATGACAATCGTAAGGAATCGCAATGAGCACTAAAAGAAATTTCAAAATTGAAATAAAATTCCTAATAAAAAAACAAAAAATGTTTTGAAAAATTATATGATATTTTGACAGAAAATAGAAATAAACATGGAGGACTTCGAAGAATTGATTAAATCATTTTCTCTTAATGAGGATAAGACAGTTTCTGAATTACCAAATGAAATTCCTTTTTGTAACAAATGCCAAAAATATGGAGAACTGTTTGAATGTATGACACTTTGTCCTTCTTGTGGTACAGTTCTTAATATGAATATTATATCTAATGCTGAAAATGTGTCTAAATTCAATAAGACAGGCGATTATGTCGGCGATGCAAATTCTCAACACGTTGTAATAGATAAATATATGAAAGAGTCAAGTCAGGCAACGTTTATGAAAAATCCAAAAAACGATGCGGATTTTCGTCTTAAAAAGGTTCATACTTGGATCTCAATGCCACATAACGAGCGGGCGTTATACATTACATTTATGCAATTACAGAGATATTGCAATACATTGAAACTTGGTAAAAGGATTTTTGAATCTGTAAAACATTTCTATTTCAAAATTAAAAGTATTAGAATTAATCGTGGAAGTCCAAGATTAGGCCTATTTGCTGCTGTTATTTACTTAACGTGTAAAATGAATAATCTATTAATTTTACCAAATGATATTTGTAATGTGGTTGAAATAGATAAAAAAGTTTTTACAAAAGGACTTAAAAATCTTAATAATTATTTACAACAACTTGAAATAACAGTTCAGGATCTTAGCACAATTGATAAGAGTATTGATAGATACGTTACTATTCTACGAAATAATCTAAAATTATCGCAAGAACATAAAAAACTAATTATGGAAAAAACAAAAGAATTGCAATATGAAAAAAAAGGGACACTTATTGAAAATATAGGTTCAATTATATATAACTCCGTTAGAGAGGTAGAACTTGAAAAATTTATTAAAATGAAAGATGTTTCAAATGCTTGTCAAATTCCTTATGAAAAATTCAAAAAGATTGTTAAAGCCTAATGCTTGAATTTAACATTATATTTTTCTGTAACTTCTTTATCTACTTTGCGAGTATTTCCTCCCATTATATAACTATAAACACGAGCGTAAGCCCAAGAAGAACTTGTTTGCGATGGCCTTGAACCTCCTGTGTAATATGCAGCTGCACCTTTGTCATATACTTCTTTTAATCCTTTCTCGGGTATTCCAGAAACCTTCGAAATGTTCTTTAATGTCTTTCCACCTTTGAGTTTTGCTATTTCATCACCATATTCACGATCAAATTTAGCGGTCCAAGTTGACTTGCGTGCTTTTCTCGATTTGATAATAGGGCGCGTTTTTCCTTCAAATATTGATTTTATTTGTTTTTTAAGATCAGTTCCTTTTAAATTACTTAAATAGCGTTTAGGTAAGCGTCGCGTCTTACCTTTATATGTAACAGGTGTGTTATTAAATACCATATTATTATAATTATATATATTAAAAAATGAGAATCCTATCAATTGACGTTGGAATCAATAATTTATCATATGTTATAATTGATATAAATGACGATGATAAGTTTAACATAATTTCTTGGAAAAATATAGACATCAATAAAAGTTATACTGATTTAGACTATGTATGTTCAAAATATCTACATATGACAAAACTAGATTTAATTGAATGTTGTAATATAAATAATATAGAAATTGATCCCAAAAACACATCAAAAATTATTAAGGATGCGATTAAAAAACATTTAAAAATTAAAAAAATTAAAAAAACAAATCAAATAGATTATAAAAAAACACTTTTTAATTTAAAGAAACATTTTGATGAATTTTTAAATGATGAAATTACGCATATTGTTATAGAAAATCAACCTGTAATGAAAAATCCAAAAATGAAATCTATTCAAATGATATTATTTACATATTTACAATTGAAATTTCCTGAAATTAATGTGGATTTTATAAATGCTTCCGAAAAACTTAAATATTGTAAAAAACAGGGTTTAATTGAAAGTGTTCCTAAAACATATAAAGAAAATAAGCTAACATCCATTAAAGTTGTTATGAAATTAATAAGTGAAATGACAGATTTTTTAGAAAAATTTAAACTCGAAACAAAAAAAGATGATTTAGCCGATGTTATTTTACAATCGTTGGCCTATAAAAATTCAAAGTGCGTTAAAAACATATAAAAATAAACATTTCATAAAAGTATAATTAAATTATTTAATATGTCTCTCGATAATATTGCTGCCGAAGAAATAAATTTTGACCTTGGACTTATGAATGATTCCGGTGGTGGAGAGGATGACAATGAATTTGATCTTCTTATTGACCCTTCTAAATCTCGTCCTGTTTCCCCAACAGATAAGGTAGATATGACAACATCGAACGATGTCTCTTTCAAGAATATTATTGATGATAGTGACGATGACGATGTTAAGATTAACTTTTCCGTTCAGCGTGAAAACGAGCCAGTTGCGTCTGCCTTTAAACCCGCTTTCCAGAGAGCACAGGAAATCGGCAGTCGCCCTGTATATCACTCCGAAAGTAATGCGGAAAAACAGGATTTACTATTTAAGCTTAAACGTCTTGAATCCAGAGGCATTCCTCTGTCTAAGCATTATTCTCGCACAGATTCGGTTGTTGAAATGCGTGAAGAATATGAACGCATTAAGTCCCAGCGTGACCTTGAAGCTTCTATTAAATTCCAGCGTAAGACACTTATGATGGCCACATCTGGAACAGAGTTCGTTAATAAGCGTTTTGACCCTTTCGGTCTCAAGCTTAACGGTTGGTCTGAATCGGTAGGTGAATCTATTGACGACTATGATGATTGCTTTGAAGAGTTACACGAAAAATATAAATCGAAGGGTCAGATGGCACCTGAGCTCAAACTACTTATGATGATTGGTGGTAGTGCGGCTATGTTCCATATGAGTGCTAAAATGTTCGGTAACAGTGATCAAAATGTCCAAGATATTATGAACCAAAATCCCGATTTGAAACGTGCCTTTGCCGAAGCGGCTATTCGCAACGAACTAAACAATGGCAACCAGAACCCAAACTACAATGATCAGCCTGTTCCTCAGCCATCCTTTAACTCTGATGAGAATGTAATGGATGCTCCTCCTGATGACGTTGACATAGATAGAATTTTATCTTCGATTGACCAGGTCGCACCTGCTGCTCCTCCTGTCCCAGCATCGGTTTCGGCAGTAGAACCAGTCGCTCCCAAAAAGCGTCGTGGTCGCCCTAAAAAAGTCCAGCGTCCCGAAACCAAATCGTTCTCTCTTAACGTTTAAAAAACTATAATAAAATTATATATGATTTATATATCATGAAACTTTTAACAAAAAATATAAATTATGATGATAATATGGAAATGGCTTCTAAATTAAGGGGTGTATATGATAAACCCATTATTTTTCACTGTTATTGGAGTGGTCCGTTAAATGAGAAGCATTTATTCTCAATATTATCGTGCTACTATTTCAATGTTCACAACAACAAACATAAAATCATTTTATGGGTTGAAAATAACATTGAAAATAAATTTAATACGTTGATTAGTCAATATTGTGAAATTAAACAGTTTTCACTTGAAAAGGAAATAAAAAATACCGAATTCATAACAGATGAATTTTACTATAACAAAAATTTTCCCCATTATAGTGATGTAGTTAGATGTATGTTATTATATAATTATGGTGGATGTTGGTTTGATCTTGATTGCTTTTTTTTGAGAAGTTTTGATCCACTTTTTAAAGAGTATGAAGACGAAATTGTTGTATACAGATGGCAACATCGTGACCATCCAAATAATGCGATTTTCATTTCTCTTAAACCAAAATTTGAAAAATTAAAGAAAAATATAAAATTCATAATAGAACGTAATAAAGGTTGGGGTTTCCAAGAAGCAGAATTAACATATCATTTAGATTTAGATATGTTAATTTTACCCTGTTTATGGTTCGATGCTGGTTGGGTTGACACACCTACAACACAAAAGGAAAGTTTTAAAACATTTTTCAAAAACACAAGTAAAGAAATTAATTTCAATAATTTTTGTAAGGATTGCTTTTGCTATCACTGGCATAACAAATGGAAAGACAAAATTGAAGTTAATTCTATACCATATCAACTGATCAAGATCATTAAAGATGATATGAATATAGACTAAAATTATTTTTCATACCCAAAATATTCGAAATCCTTTTTGAATAAGTTATAAATTATATCTTTTGACTCAACGGTAAGTTCCTCACCTTTATATGTTTTGTTTATATGCACTTTTGTAAATGGTATGAATTTATCGTATCCCTTTTCCTTAAATAAATCATTTAAAATCTTTCTTAATTTTTCAATATCTTCATCGTAATTTTCCATTCTTCCTATGAAATCAATAGTGTTACCTCTATTCGAATCTATGAAATTGAATTGTAATAACGGATTC